TTCGTATGGCAACTGCTAATTACTCCGGGACAACAACAGGTTCACCCTCAGTCACAACAAGTGGATCAGATACAATATTAACATACACAGGTTCAGGGAGTTACACAGCGTAATGGCACATTTTGCAAAATTAGGAGTTGGAAACATTATTGAAAGAGTGGAAGTAGTATCAAATAATGTTGCTACAGACGAACAAACTGGAGTAGATTTTTTAAATACTTTATATGGCACTAGAGATACTTGGAAACAAACATCTTACAATGGAAACATAAGAAAAAACTTTGCTGGTATTGGTTTTACATATGACCAAACAAGAGATGCTTTTATCCCACCCAAACCTTTTACTAGTTGGGTATTAGATGAAGATACTTGTCTTTGGGAAGCACCTGTTGCTAAACCAGATGACGGACAAATTTATCAATGGAATGAAACAGACCAACAATGGGAGATAATTAATGAGTAAGACAAGACAACTAGCAGATTTATTAGATTCTAATGGTGATATTAAATCTGGAAGATTAGATAACGTACCAGCAAGTAATGATGCTTCAGCATTAACAACAGGAACTTTACCTAATGCAAGACTAGCTTCTATTCCAAACTCAGCACTAGCTAATCCTTCTATCACTATTAATGGTAATGCTACTGCACTTGGTGGTTCAGCTACAGTAGGTGGTGATGCTTTAACTAGAGATGTAACACTAGCAAGTGGAGCTTCTGTTACTGATGCTAAAATAATTAATACTAATCAAAGTGGTCAAGTAGAACAATACCCTACTGTAAATACTGTAGGTACTTATGTAGATGACACTGATTTAGATACTGCGAGTATTAAATATTCAAGCACAGGTGGTTTCAGAATAAAATATTCATCTGCAAATGTTAGTAATAAATCAAGGCTTACAATAACTGGTCAAATATTAAATGCTGACGGAACTTATACTACTGGTTCAAGTGCTACTCTAGATACAAATTCAAATGGTAGTACGAGCTCTGGTGGATATGTAGGTCAATGGAAAGATAATTATTGGGTTGCTTACTCTTCTTCTTCTAGAGGTAGTGATGGAGATTATCAACAAGATGCTATTCAAATGTTTACTATAAACACATCTAATGGAAATATTTCCATGTTAGGCACTAGGTACACTGTTGCGAACAACTTTGATAGACGTTCTGGTGGTATCAACTATGCAACTCATTATGGTGGTACTATGAGTGCATCTATTGGTGGTCATGCTCCTTATATAAGTGGAAATGCTATTGGATATAGCTGGAGTGTAAAACTTTTTAAATCTACAACAGGTGGTTTAACCAATCATTTTAGCTGGAGTGGTGGAACTCATAATAATAGACGGACTTCACAGACCAATCCTAATATAGATGATGCAAGTAGGCGTAAAGAAATTTCTAGTAATAGAATACTTTCTATGACAAGTACTGGATTGGATGTATTAGGGTTTACAGGCAGTTCAAGTGGTCACATAGTACAGAGTAGTTTACCTTTTAATTCTAGTGAATATAATGGTGATGGTATAGGTATATTTTTAAACAGTACTCACTTCTTATATTTCTTTAAAGATATTTATAATAAAAGGAGAGCACAAACTTATTCGTTTAGTAATACCACCTTTACAAAAATTGATGACTTTGAATATGAAGATGGTAATTTACCTACAGTATTTGGTGCTATTCAAGATATAAAAGCAAAATCAGCTACAGAATTAGCACTTAAAACAAGCACAGGATTATCTGCTATAGAATTAGATAGCAACTACAATGTTGTAGGAGTAAAAACACCTTTAGTGATATCTGGTTTAACAGGTGAAATTCCTTATATAAGTGGAAATACTTTTCTTACATATAACCGAGCAGCAAATGGTATGGAGATAGCAGCACCATACACAGTCAATGCTTATAGTGATGACTTCCCTTTTATTTATGGTGGAGTAGCACAAGAAACATCATCAAGTGGTACAGCTAAAGTTTGTTATGGTGGTATTGCTGATGGATTTACAGGATTAACAGTAGGTGTTAAATATTATGTAGACCCTAATCTTGGTGGAGATATTACAACAGCAACAACTTCTGGAATTGTAGTAGGTACTGCTATTTCACCAACAGAAATCCTAATAGGAGATGTAAGATGATAACAAGAAAAGAATTAGATAAACTATTACAAGAAACAGATTGGGTAATGTTAGATGATGTCAAAGACACTGTAGCAAATATAGATGAATTTATATTTTATAGAAACGATTTAAGAGAAATAAGAAAAGCATGTGAAGATGATGAAAATATATTTTTTACTTTACCTGTAAAACCTAATGTCGTTTGGGAATTAAAAGTAGAAGAATAATGTGTGAGTGTTGCGAGGACTTCGATTGTATTTGTAAATGAAACTTTTAGTAGCAATACTTTTATTATTTGGAACAGTTGCGACTATTACAGATGTAAAAGCAGAAACTAACACTGTATCTTCTAACACTGTTTCATCAAACACAATAGATAAAGCTCCTCCGTCTGCAATATCACCAGGCATAAGCATAGTTAATAGTGATGTCTGCGTTAGTGCTTATAGCGGATCTGTTACCACACAAATACTAGGTGTTAGTACAGGCGTAACTGTTTCAGACAGTAATTGTGTAAGAATAAAATTAAGTAGGCAAATGATGTCTTTGAACCTTAAAGTTCCAGCGGTAGCTATCTTAGCTCAAGATCCTCAAGTGTTTGATGCACTATGGATGTCTGGAGTTTATCCCCCTATTAAAGGAAAAATTGCAGAAGAATCAAAAGAGATCTGGTTAGCTAATATTGATATGATGCCAGAAGGATCTAAAATTAAAAATAAATTTCTACAGAATAGAGAAAAAGAAAAAGAACCAGAAGGAGATTTTGATGGTCTTAAAAACTTTGGTCTTATGGCTCTTAGTTTATTGCTCCTTTTCTAAAGCAGAAGAACTCACCACAGAAAACATATTAGATCCAGCTGATACCTGGACTACATACGACAGAGCCTCAACAGAGCAGTGCAGCTACTCTGGTACATTAGAAGATGGTGAAGTATGTACGGGTAGTGCTGACCAAGGTGGCACAGCTATTGGTGGAGGTGGTATTATTAGCGAAGAATACTCATTGAAAGACCAAGGATTAAGTGTTGCAGAAATGCAACAAGGCTTTGATTTAGAGTATGGTGCATCTATAGAAAGCCATATATCTAATACATCTGTTCCTGGCTGTCAAAATACTAATGGAGATTGCAGAGATTATTTTACAATAAAACTACATGTAACTAAATCAGATGGTAGTTCTATTAATACCTATGAACACACTGTGGAAATGGACTATTCTGGTGTTAAAGACTACAAATATGCACAAAACATTGGTGTTAATAGTTATACAGATGTTAATTTTAAAATGGATATTTGGTCTGTAGATGCTGGATATACTAGCGGTATGTTTGGAGGAATAATCTCAGATCCTTTCTTGGAGATACAATACAAAACTGTTGATATTGTTACTGAAATCATCCTGGATGTAGTCGATGATATTGTCCAAGATAATATAAAAATAGAAGATGTTCAAATGGAGGTTGTTTTAGAAAATATATATACAGATGATTTAGTTATTGAAATGGATTTTACAGATACATCTACACAAGAAATGACAATAGAGATGACAGAAACAATAGAAGAAACTCCAGAAGTAATAGAGATAGAAGCAGAGATTGAAACAGAAATGGAGATGACACAAGAAACAACACAAGAAGTAGTTCCAGAAAAAGAAATAAAACAAAAGATTGCTAATAAATTAATGGCAAAACAAGAGGATAAAACATCAAATGAAGCACAAACTACACAACTAGCTCTAATGGTAGTGCTGTCTGATATTAGCTTTACAGACCTTACATCTACAATTACAGATACAAACTACTATGAGGATCTAACTTTCTATAGTACACAGGATGTGATACAAGATAATGGAGCAAATGTTATAGGGTATATGGATTACTTGGCAATTAATGAAATGGTAGATAGTCAATGGCAGAATTAGAATTACCTGGCGGTATAAAATTTAAAGGTGGTAAGATCTTTGCTATCATTACAGCATTAGTTACATCTGTTGGTGCATTATGGGGAGGTTTTGAGTTTTATAAAGATTATCTTACCATGAAAGAACAGATCCAAGATTATGCAGCTCCTGATCTTAGCGGTTTTGACAAACGAATTGACTTAGTGCAACAACAAGTAGATATGCTTCAGGGTGAAATATCTATGGTCTTAGAGGAAATACAGCTAGTAAGTTCGGTAGCTGAGTCATTAAAATCAGATCTTAAATCTGACATAACTCAACTTGAAAAAGATAGTCGATATACAGAAAGCCTAGTAAATGAAATGAAGAACACTTTAAGAGATGAACTAAGAATATTTGAAGATGATATTAAAAAACTAGAAGAAGAATTAGACTTAAAAATAAAGAAAGCATTGGAAAATCCTCTGTCTGGAATAAAATAGATTGACATAAAAATGGAATTTAATAACTTCGATCCCTCACATCACAATTTATTGAAAGGAAAAGACATGACCGCTGCTGAAGCTCACTCGATTGAGAAAGAATATCATGAAATGAAGAAAAGTTATCACATGATTTTAGACATGTTAGAAGTTGAAAAGACCAAGAACCAGGCTCTAAGAGCTGAAAACATAGAATTAAAATACCAAAAGAAACCAAGCGAAGCTGCATAAAATGCCAAACCTAACCAAATTAACAACCGCTCAAAAGATTGAGGTGTTAATTACCCAGGTTAATGTTATGCAAGAAAAAATAAATCAAATATCTGATACAATGGATATGCAATCAAAAGATATTGCTGATCTTAATAAACGTATGAATATGGGAGCTGGTGGTATCAAAGCAATCGCTTTATTCGGAGGTATTATCATTGGAGCTATAGCTCTATTCACAAACTTTTTTGGCTTTAATAATTAAATAATTCGTTATAGTTATCATGTGGATAAGCGAATATTAAAAGGCTTTCAATCCGAAATGGCAGCAGAGCTGTGGCTAACTCAACAAGGCTACATTGTTTATGCAAAAAAAGCTGTCCAATCCCCTATAGATTTTTGTTGTTATGATCCAGAAAACAAACAAGTTTTGTTAGTAGATGTTAAATCTTCTAGTTACAGAAGAACCGGGAAAAGAGTAAACTCTAAAAATAATTATATTTATAGATCACCTACACCTTTACAAAAAGAATTAGGTGTGAGATTATTATACGTTTCAGAGGAGGGTGAGTGTACATTAGACTCACCATTAAAAAAATGATTTGGTCTTTATTAGGTACTGTTGCTAAAGGAGCTGTTGATGTTATGAAAACAAAAACAGAAACGAAGAAGCTTTTGGCAAAAGCAGAACAAACTCATGCCATCAAAATGGCTGAAGGTAAAATTGATTATGAGATAGCAGCTCAAAAAAATATGAAAGACTCCTGGCGGGATGAATGGTTTACTATTTTATTATCTATTCCCCTGGTGATTGTATTTATTTCTATCTTTGCTAATAAACCTGAGTGGGTAGACAAGTTAAAAGAAGGATTTGATACCTTGAATAGCTTACCAGACTGGTATATATACGCATTAATGGCTGCTATAGCCAGTTCATTTGGTATCAAGATTACTGATCTTGCTATTAAAAAATTTAAAAAGTAGGAGATAACATGGAAATATTTTTTTACAAGATGATTGACAAGACAGATAAAGCAATAGCCTGGTTTAGTAATGCACCTTTAAAAAAGAAACTTATGGTTTTATTTGTTGGTCTTGTTGTTATTGGTATCATAGCTAATATTTAATGCACTGGTACGATTGGTCTAGTAAAACCAGGGAACAACAAGAAACTTATAAAAAGAACTCTCAACAAAAGATATGTCCTGATTGTAAGAAATATCCTTGCATGTCGGATAATTTTTTAGAACTGTGGACTTGTGTAGACTGTGGTGCGATCCGTCAAAAAGAAAAAAAAGAAACTTAAAAGACAACCAGTTTATAAAGTCTATAAGACTTACTATACATCTGGTGAATATTATATTGGTGTTACCAGTAAGACTGGAGCTGCGTTTGAAAATTATTGGGGATCTAATTCTACAGACCTAAGACCTAGCCATAAAGATGTTATCTATGTTACCCATAATAAATCAGATGCCAAGCTAGTAGAGCTGCTGTATCAGTTACAAAACTTTTACCAGGATGATTGTTTAAACAAAATGCTTAATATTAGACTGCGTAGAGATTATATTAAGAAGATACCTAAGTTCAGTATCAAGATAACCGAATAAGATTATACTAGTATCTATATAAATACCCCTTAGAAGGCTCTTAAAATGGATTTTTATGGGTTATTTTTAGCATTATAACACGCAAAACACTCATATTCTGGTTTCTTTAGTGCATAATGATTTACTCGCATGAGATTTAGTTCTATCCATTTTCTGGTACAGACCTGGCAAGGATGCAGCTCCAGGCTGTAGTTAAAAGATTTACCCCTGGATTTATACTCCGCTTCTTTTTTCACAAGCTATGTAGAATCTATCTATATTATTTTCTTGCATGATTAACAAAACATCTCTAGCGACCAAGTTACATTGTTGATAGCTTTCGTATGCTTGATCTATTGTTGCACATTGTGTACCGCTACACATTGAAATCCATAATATAAATTTTACCATTCTATATTATCTATACTACAGCTCTTGCAGCTGTCTTGTAAACTCTTTAAATAAGATAACCAGAGTCCTGGTTCTGCTATTCTATAAGTTTTGGAAACTTGTGGACTCACTCGTTTAATTCTAAACTGTGTTATTTCATCTTGTTCCGCAGTATATAAAACAACAAAACCAGGGAGCTGCATTTTATCAGCTATCTTTTTGACTAAGGTATAGGCTTTGTTTTGACCTTTATCCATCGCTACTTCGATTATAGCTAGGGGTTCATAACAAACCTGGCAACATTCAACAGAGTCTACATCAATCATCGCAATACCTTCAAACTTGCGATGCCATTCAGAGTAATGATCCCCTCTGTTAAAGTAATTCCATCTAGCCATGATCGTTTAGATATTGCAGTAATTTATTTGTGTACCATTCTGCTTTACCAATATCCATTAGCTTGGCTTCCTGGTTGTTGTTATGTTTCGCACCAAAGCGACAAACATATTTCATAATAGAAAATCTTAAATATCCTATGACTTGTTCTTTTGTTAATTGACTAGCAATAGCATCAAAGGTTTCTATTTCTTTTTGATAGTGGTCGGGATTGATTTGTTCTGGCAATCTTCTTCCTCCTTTACATTTTTATTAGAAAAAAAACCAGGATGAAAAATTCGTCTTTCTACATAGCTTCTGTATTTCTTCCTGGCTCTTTCTTCTTTGTTTAAGACCTCACCTCTGGTGTAATATTGTAGAGTCTTTTGATCTTTCATGACTAAAACGGAGCTTCGTCTGATCCTGTATTACCTTCAGCATTGTTAGAGCTGCCGCCTGTAAATGGCTGCCATTCTTCCACCGCTAAAGATACTGTTGGATAACCAGTGTTCTTTGTTGTTCCTTGCCATAATGTTAGTTTGTATGGCTGACCAGCTTTCAAGACAATATCTTCTTGAGGTGTAAAACCTTCTTTGTGAGAAGATGCCAGGGGTTTCTTCCCCCAGTTTGTCATTGATCCTTTCAGATCATCTCCTGGGAACATGTTTAAATATTTTCTACTCATGTAAATGTTTTCCTTTCTTCATTGTATTGAGTTCTTCTTTTTTTTTATTGTAAATAGACCTAGCTGTTTTTACATCTTCTTCACTTAAACTTCCTAGCCAAGATTTAAATTTCGTTACTATTTCATCTAAGTGATATGATCTTTTTGCTTGATCTACAGCAGCAGTAAATTCATGTAAGGATAATAATTCATCCTTTGGTTTATCTGCTTTTGTACCAGAGCTACTGATAGTCTGGCTTTTAGCTTCCGCTATTTGTATCTCATCATAAGACGCAAACTCCTGTCCGCTAAAACCTAAATTGGCAAGGCTACGACCAATCGCACTGGTTTCGCATACCTCCCAAAAACTTGTTACATTTACTGGAGCTGATCCTTCTCTAAACTCCTCCGCTATGCCTGTTGAAACAGTTTTTCCATCAATACTGATAGAACATTTCATCACAACAACTTCAGTTTCCAAGTTCTTGACCTGGACTCTTTCGTTTTTAATGACATCTATTGTTATAGAAGCATCAGGGAAATACATTCTAAAGGCTTTCAGTCTTTGATTAACTGTTCCATATTTCTTTCCGCCTCTAACTGTCATCGCATTCTTTTGAAAATCTTTTTCATAAATTGCGATAGCTGCTTTTAATTTATCTTGTGTGTTCATCCGTTCCTTTCTTAATGTTAAACCAAATCCATTTCATATTCTGTTTTTCTTTAAGTCTGTTTCTACATCTACATTGTTGAATTAATTCTCTTTCTTTTCTTTTTTGGTAATCCATTTTTACTAAAGGATATATTCTATATTCTTCCGATAGTTCTAATGAATTAAGAAAAGGTTCTAGTGGTATTATATTAGCGACCATAAAATTGTTTTACCTCCGATAATTCTTCTGGTGTGTAACCATAATAGTTAATGTTATTAAAATCTGGTTGTATAAAATTTTTCGCTATATGCTCCGCATCATCCGATAGCTTAACCAGGTTCTGTCTTGTAAGAGCTGTACGATAGAAATCCTTCATACAGCTCTCACCGACTTCAGCACTTAAAGCGGAGGACTGACTAGTGCTGAAAACTTTATATTCATAGGGTGTTGCATAAATTAAATAGCCTGGCTTCTTTGTGGCAGCTCTGTAAAAAGATACTTGATCCACATGTGCCTTTTCTGGTTCTTGTGGTATTGCAACCTTTCCATAATTGTAAGTACCATCTTTCCTAGGCTTACCACCTCGTCTTTGCCATTTCGTTTTTGCTTCTATAAAAAACTCATCTGTTTCCATATCGGTACGACCAGTCCAAGGAATGTCAATACCATCCATCCATAAATTTACATAGCGTTCACTATTAATATTTTTATGTTTCTTAATTTCTAAATCTTTTAATGCCTGGATATAATTTTTAACTGTAGCTGGTATAGCTTCCAAATTAACTTCAAATTGTTTCATTTCTTTTTCATCATCAATAAAATTACCTTTTCTTTTTTGGTAATCTTTAACCGCCAGGTCAACAGACTCATCTTCAGACTTGTCAAAGAGTGCGTAATTATCCCATCCAATTTGTGCAGATATTCCTGCAAACATTTTGGCATTTGGTTTTTTCTTCCTTCTCCATTCTTGATCCCTGTAAACGTATTCGTACCACCATCCGCAAAGCGGTTTGTTTTTCTGGGTGGGTGATAAATGATTGAGTCCATGCTTCAACCAATGTTCCCCCACAAAATTAAAATCATTCATTGTTTAACCTCCGTTATTTATAACACTAGCCATTATTGCTATCTTGTAAAGACATATTTTTCAGAATGTGGGTAATAACATCTACAGTCCAACCATTACCAAGCATCTTATATCTTTGAGTGTTTGATACTCCATTTGTGTAATTTTCTGGAACAGTCTGCAATCTTTCACATTCAATCGGTGTTAATTTACGATATAATGTCATATTTGAAGCTATTTTTGGCTCTCTATTACCTCCTGTACAAGCATTTAAAGTAGGTGATTTACCTTGTGCAGAATAAATTCTTTTTAAGATGTCATGTCCGTTTATATCTGTAGCCATTCCAACTTGGATAGGTACAAGAGTCATGCCATTATTACCAGCACCTTTGTAAGCAGTCGCGGTTAAACACAAAGATTTATCTTCAAATGATCGGTAGTGCCTTTGATTTCTTTTTGTGTCTTTAACTGTTTTTTCTTCATGATCTGCTTGTAGAATGTCTTTTAAAACAATTCCTTTTTCTTTTGGTTGTTCAATATTAGGAATATTAGTCCAATAATACCTAACTCTGTTTTGTGCAGACAATAAAGAAGAATTTATTTTAATGGGTTCGACTCCTAAATATTTAGAAATAATATCCAAATATTCTTTTTTCATTCTAACATTTTCTAATAAAAAATATTTTGGCTTTAGTTCTTTTAACAATCTAACAAATTCAAAAAATAATTTACTTCTAGGATCGTCAAAGGCTAATTGTTTTCCAGCAAAACTAAAACCTTGGCATGGTGAACCACCAATTAATAAATCTATTTTTGGTAAATCTTTTTGTAAAACCTGGGTAACATCACCAATATGCTTTGTATTAGGAAAATTTTTTTTTGTTATTTGGATTGCGTATTTATCAATTTCTGATGCAAAGTAATTATTATATTTAATATTTAATTTGTTCAGTGCTATCTGTCCGCAAGACATTCCGTCAAATAAAGATAATACATTCATTGTTTTTTTTCCTTTATTTTTTTAAATACACTTTTTAATAATTTTAATCCGTTTGTACTTAGTGTTTTATTTTTTTTTTCTAAGTCTAGATCTTCTTTTAACCAAAAAGCTAAAAAAGATATTTCTTCTTGTGAAAGCTTTATATCCATATTACCCCCTTAAATGTTTAATAAATCCTGTTGCGTCTATTGCTTCTGTGCCTTCTTGTTCACTAAAGATATTTCCTCTTTTGTGTTTAGCAGCTCTATCGTGTGATGCACTTTTAAAAATATTTCCTTCCATATCTATAAAAGCTATCGCATTTAATAAACCGCCAAAAGTGGGAGCAACTTCCCCCACCTTCAAATATTTTCTGCCAATCTCATAACTAATTAAATTAGACTGACCAAATGCCAGGTTTCTGCGTCTTTGTATTTCTTTACAAAGTTTTTTTGTTTTATTTTTTACTTTTGGTTTTTGATAAAAATAATCCGCTTTAACTTGGCTCATTATTTTTTTCCTCCAATATTTTTAAAATGTCTTTTGCTCTGTTTGGTGTTAAATCCATCCAATTTGTTGTGTTGTCTTGACCATCAGATATTTTAATTTTAAAGCCATATTCGGTATATTTAAGCTTTTTAAATTGATCGTATAAATATTTTTCATATCTGTTCATTGTTTTGCTTCCTCCTTTACGAAATTTTTTGCTTCATCATCGTTATTAAATTTTTTGCAAGTGTCACAGCGTTCAATGGATAAAAAATTATCATGCTTGGCATAAGTAAAAATATATCCTTTCCCTTGGCAATCTTCGCATTGTTTTTCTTCGTATTCGACAATATTTTTTAATGATTGTATGACCTGTTTTTTTGTAATCTTGTCACTTTGTAAATCATTAACCAGGTTTTCTAGATCTTCTAACAATGTTGTCATTTTTTCCCCCTAATAATTATATTAATCATTTCTCTTATAATCCATAATGTGCAACCAATCATGATTATATGTGCGAATGTAGTTAATGCTAAATTAATCATTATTAACCCCATTTCGCTTCGTTATACTCTGACATTGTAGAAATAATATCCGCTGATATGTTATCAGAAACACAATCAACAGCTTTATAAAGATCATTTTTGTTGCAATTACCTTCACATGATTGATATAGATAGCATTTTAAAGATTTTAATAATTGATAATCAGAAATGCCGAAAGATTGATTGAAAACTTTTTTTGCTTGTTTGTAATCTTCCGCACTTGGTACTATGTCTTTTTGATCTTCATATCTTTGCTGTAAACTTTTTATATTTAGATCAAATAATTTAAAAAAAACTTTCATAGGATTTTTTTGAAGTTCGTTTTTTAGTTCGTCAATTAAAAGATACTCTCTGCCATGTCTGCCAGATTTTTCAATTGCTTTCATAACTCTTCCTATAGTTTCGTTTTCTACTAAATATGCACTCATTTTATAACCTCCGCGTTATATAATTAATTGATATAGTAATAGCATTATATGCTAATTATATACAATGGTCAATATTGTCGCACTAAAAAAAATATAAAATAAATTGATTTTTAAAAATAAATATAGAAATTATTGCTATGAATTTGGAAAAATACAGAACAAAAAATAATTATACATATGGAAAACTAGCGGAAATGTTAGGTTTTTCAGAGCATAGCAATTCAGCTAGATTAGTACAACGATGGTGTCAAGGGTTCACTCCATCATCAAAAAATATTAAAAAAATAGTTAATGCGACTAGGGGAAAAGTTAAAGTCATTGATTTCTTCAAAGAGTAATCCAGATCTTTTAATATTTAGATGGAAAGATCCCCAAGAAGATGAAACAGGATGGAAAGATTTCCCATTAAGTTTTATAGGTCTTGCCAAGTGCTTTTCTGTTGGTTGGGTGATCGCTGAAGATAAAGAATGTTTTGTTTTAGCTGCTGATCTAATTGTTAACGATAATAATGAAATAACAGACACAGGAAGAAGACAAAGTATTTACAAAGGCAAATTAAACATATTTTGGAGGGTAAAATTTAATATTTATGATAAAAAAATGGAAGCTATTAAAAATCGTAAATCAATCAAAGCAATTAAATGATGCCTCAAGGCGTGTAATGTTTTTTCTTTTAGACAGAGAGAACAACAAAACAGGGAAACTATTCCCAAGCCATGCCAGAATTGCGGATGATAGCGGATTAAGTTTAAGAAGTGTTTCAAGGGGTATAAACGATTTAATTAAACATGATTTTTTAATTAAATTAAAGAAAGGCTACACAGGCAAAGCAACAGAATATCAAATAAATTATGATGTAACACACGCCACATTTGTCCAAAGTACACGCCACAATTGTCCAAAGTACACGCCACAATTGGCACACCAATTAACTAATGAATTAACTAATCAATTAACTAATAAGGAACACACGCCAAATATGTCTAGTAGTAATAAAAATAAAAAAGATGAAGTTAAAAATATATTAGCTAACTTAACAAAAAGTTTCAAAATTGAATATCAGGACGTTGTAGACGGAAACAAAAAGAAATATTTAGATCCTGAAAGCATTAGACAAAGATATGTTAAAAAAACTGGTAATTATGACGAGTCTTTTAAATGGAAAGAAAAGTATCTAAACCCTAAGACAAGCGAGGAAGCATGGAATTACGCTGTCTATTTGGGTATTGTAAAGGAATATAAAAAAAAATAATGGTTGGTAGACCAAGTAAGAAAGTATTTTGTCAAGCAAGAAGAAAATATGATGGACAACCATGTAGAGCAAAAGGAATACTTTGCAAGAATGGTAGATGGATTTGCAGATATCATGGAGGTAAATCAACAGGTGCAAAAACGCTTGAAGGCAAGTTGAAACAATATAAAAACTTGTTACAGTATAAAGGAAAGACAGATGAAGAAATCAAAAGAATTATACGCAAAGATACTTGAGGAATTAGAGTTAGGGAATACTCTAGCTTCTATTTGTAGATCTAAAAATATGCCAGGATTGTCCACTGTTCATGAATGGATGAAGAAAGATAATAAGTTTAAAGATCAGATATTAGATGCAAGAAGATTAGGTGCGATGACTTGGTTAGATTGGATGATGGATTTATTAACAAAAGAATGTGAACCACAACAGGTACAATGGAACAGAGAAAGATTGCATCATGCGAGGTGGATGGCTTCTAAGCTGGTTAGCGTATTTGGTGATAAGCAGACAGTAGTCAATGAAGGTGATCCGATTATTAAGGTTGTTTGGAAGGAAGAAGAAACAGTAGATCATCCCAGTACAGAGCATAAAACAGACGAATACGCACACACGATAAGAACTTCGGAACATGATAAGAAGAAAAGCATCCAATAAGATAATAAAATCAACACTATATGTGGCTTATAATACAAATTATACAACAACAACAAAGATTTACTCAGAATAATGGCTAGTTTTTATAGATTTATAATGACCGATACCCCCAAAATGTGGGGTGCGTCTGAGTATATATAATACATGGGAGATCAAGACACTTGAACGAACACAAACACATTACCGCCAAAGTAATCATTGACAATAAAACAAACGAAATAAAAAT